TCTTGTGTATATATATTCTCCCTTTGCTGTGTAACCGGACTAGGAGAATCAAATATTTTTAAAAAAGCAATATTGTTATCGACTCCAAAAGCAGGGGCACCATTGGTCGGCCACGAATGTCTTACCTCAAAAGTAGGACTTGTATTTAAAACAGAAACAGTGATATTATAAAAAATATCTTCTAGCTCTATTCTGTTCCAATTAACGTCAGTGGCCATATTATGATCCTATTACTCTTACACCGATGGCTTTCCAAAAACCAAAATTCACATAAGGGAAAACCGCAACCAACTTATACTCTTCTTCTCTCCAGACACATTTATCGGAAGTTCCTGGCTCATCCCCTGTTCTTGTAACAAATAATTCAGAAGTAGAATAAAAAGTCATTGCTCCTTTTATTCTATCCCCTTCAGGAAATTGATTCAAATCCTTTTGCGAAGAAACATGAACAGAACCAAATCCAGGGATTTCTTCCGTAGTCTCTGTCCACCTCCCTTGCACAAACGACCCAGAACTTCTTATTATGGTATAAGATTGAGCACCAAGATCAGGGTCATTAATAAGAGAAGAAACATTTATCATTTATTTCACCACATAAATAATTGACTTCCGTAATTCCCCCGTATCTATCAATGGACTATCAATAGATCCTCCTTGTTTATATACTGCCATTGCCGCTGCTCTTTTACTTTTACTCATTTTTCTGAGCTTTCCTTTTACCGTGGCTGGCTGATTAGGAGGCCAACCATTCTTAGGATTAGTAAACCAATCCCTACACATATTTTGAGCAGCCTTCCCAATCCTGCCCAATTGCTTTAATAAATTTTGTTCATTTCCTTTGATGCCTTCTAATGCCGCCTTCAGAAAAAGAGAATTAAGTTTATTCTTATTCTCTTTATCTTCAATTGCCGGTTCTATTACTGGCCTAGCAGGAATATTTTTAACAGGAGAACCATGAGAGTGAATATATAACAAAGTTGGATTATTCATTTCTCCTGCTTTTCTACCTGCATTATCCTCGGGAATGCCAACATAGACTGAGTGCTTTTCTAAACCTTTTAAAATTTCCTCTAAAAGTTTTTCATCACTCGGAGTACTAATTTTTTCAATTGCAACTTTAATCATATTTTAACCTATGTTGTTTGAGGAGTACCTACAAAAGCAACGATACCAACAATTCTAGCAAGTCCCATTAATTGTCTGCCATAACGAGTTTCATTATAACTCCCGGCTCCCTGAATATTTGAGGCATTAGTATCAAAGCTGACACTAACATCTGAAACACTTTTACCTGCAACCACTCCGCTTTGCCCCGGAATACTGCCTACCGCTGCATCAGCAGAAGCGGCTGCAGATAAAGCACAATTATGAGCTATAAATAAATATTTACCATGGGTTAAAAAATCTCCCCATCTATCAATATTTAATGTAATCTCTGCTAATGACGCCCAATACGTAATCATAGCATCGGGATATGTTGTGTCATTTGCAAATTCAGTGAAAGCCGCTCTAAAATCACTCGGACTGACAGACATTTTTTACTTCCTTTTCAACTTTTTACTGTCAATTTTAATCTTGTCTTTTTTCTCTTCTACAACTGCTTCTTCAGGCTGTTTTTCTTCTGCAGCCTCATCAGTTTTAATTTCTTCTACTTCTTCTTCTTCTTTGCCCACAACCTGTTCCCATGTGAAAGGCTTATTTATATCAATAGGAGCAGGAGCGGCCTTCTTCATTATTTCACTATCCGGTAAATGCTTATACACAGGAGCAATGCCGTTTTCAATGATTTCTGCGCGATTATTTTTTAACAAACCACGCAGAAACCAATGATTTAGGTCAATGCCTTGTTCCTCAATATTATAATTTCCCGGCTTGAACTCTTTCCGTCCTTCTCTGGTATATAATTCAAAGGGCGATTTTAATTTCAAAATCATATCATCTCTCCTCTTTAAAAAGATTTTCCCTTTTTATTAAATGCCATCCGCATAACGGATTGCTTCAGGATAAACGACTTCCAAAACACCAATCTTACCAAAATAAGTAGTAAGATGCCAAATGCTACGATATTCCAACGGTGTATGCTGCAACGGAACCAGCGGGTAACGGACAAAATTAGCGTCCTGACGATACACAACCATTCTATCGGTAGCGGCAGACGGAGAACCTGCAGCAACGCCACGACCGGTAAGCCATTTGCAAGGCTGTATATCAAGCTTCTTCCCATTAATTTTAAGAGATATACAATTATCCTGCAGATAAGTAAGAATACTTACATTGCCAGCAGTAGAAACAGTCTGAGAAGTAATGTATGCAAACTGGGTGGGAGGCAGCAAAAGTTTATCCGGACAAACCGCAGTACCACAAGCAACCCAAGCAGCCTTGATCAGCTCATTTATATCGTAAAGAATTTCCGCCGGAGTTTTCTGAACCCACTGAGTGTAACCTGTATCGCCAGTGGCAACGAAGCCTGTCGTGACCGTAGAATAATTGACGAGACCATATTCTCCTAAAGTGGTATCGCCGATATAAACCATTTCGTCTACATCCATATCCCACTTCAGTTTCATACCCTGATATTTCTGGGCATCAACCGGACGGCCAACTTTCTGTGCCGACATAAGCTCCAAAATTGTATATTTAACTTCTGTTGCCCATGTATACAAATTCTGAGCAGTTCTTCCAATATCCAATCCAATGCCAGGAACCGAATTGGTTGTTTTGCCAATAATATTCTTACCAGAAGAAGCCAAGCCTCCAGCAGAAGCGAAACTCGAATTAGTGAAACTCGATGTTTCATCTGCAATGCTTACATCTTCCCTTAGGTCAACATCTCTACCCCAAGTGATAGCGGCAAGGGGTTCATGCAATGTCAGGTCAAGTCTCTCTAACTCCCCAACAAGAAAAATACCAGTGCTATCAATTACTCGTTCATCGTAAGTGTACATATTTTAATAAACCTCCTTCAAGTCAAATTACAAATTATAAGAAATTTCAACAAAACCGTAATCATCAACTTCGCCTTCAAAAACTGCTCCAGTCAACACCTGACAATCGCCGCCATCGGAACCGGATTCAATACCGCCAATCGGCTGGGCTGTAGGATCATCAGCGTCAACGGTACGGACATAAACAGAGCCTCCTTTAGAAGGAGATCCATACTGACAAAATACAGTCATAAAACCTCGACGCAAAACATCAAAAGGCTGTTCTGTGCTAGGTGTTGCCGCTGCCAATCCCTGATTAACACTGGTCTGCGTCGGATAAGGACGAACACCAAATCCAATCAAATCACCAACGTCATCGCCAACAGCAAACGGACGAACTTTTCCACTTACCATTTTAACCGGCTCTCCATATCGCAAAATAGGATAATCCGAATCCATCAATTCGGGCTTTACGGTAGCATGTTCTGCCCTGGTAATATCACCTGCAATACCAGCAGGCATTCTATACAAATAAGCATTTGTCTGAGTAGTCATATTTTTTCAATCCTCCTTAATTATCTTTTCCAAAATTGTTTATTCTTTTTGTTAATATCCGATACTGTCACTGTATTACCCTTTTTATTAAAATCAGTATTTATTTTAATAGACGCATCCCTTGTCATAGAGATAATATGTGCCGCAGATACAAAAGCGGTATCCAATTCTCCATCATTTAACGAATCAACAGTTTTTCCTCTAAGCAAACTCTTTACCGTCTTGGCATGATCTCCAGTCATCCCTCTTTTTAAAGCTGTCTTTTTAAGCTGAGAATAAAACTTTTTATAGCCTTTATTCGGCTGATTAATAACAATACTAGGATCAATCAATGTTGCAGTAGCAGCAACATCCTGAAACTCACTCTTCAACTCTTCGTCTTCTTTTTCTGCTTCTTCCTCTGCGTCTTTGATCGCCTGTTCCTCTTCAAGACGCTTCTGTTTTTCCTCTTCAGTTTCTCCTTCGTCAGTAGATTCTGTTTCTCCACCAATAAGCTGCATAATCAGTTCTTCCAGCTTATTAAGTTTTTCTACCACAGCATTCAAATCAGGAGTCGCTTCTTCGTCGCCTCCTTCAGTAGGGGCAGGGGCAGCATTTTCAATAGACTTTGCAATTTCATCTGCTTTCTTTGCTGCCTCTACTGCTTCAGCTGCTGCTTCTTTTGCCTCAGAAGCAGCCTGAATTGCCTCTTCAGCACCACCTACCGCACCTTCATTCACTTCTCCCAAATCCTCTTCGGATAATGCATCCGCAAAGCGAGATTTAGGGAAAAGCCTTTTGAACAAATCCTTTGCTTTCATTCCTATTTTTACCTCCGTTTTGTTTTTACATTTTCCACACCCATTACAAGAACATCCATCCTGTATTGAGCACCTGCTGCCCGCTCTTCCTTGGAGAACTAGGGCAACATGGTTCCCTATAATGTTCTTTTGCCTTCCTTCTCCATTACCCTCATCTTCATAAGTGGCGTCATAGCCACAACTTATTTCTCTTAATCCATTTTCGACTAATTCAATTGCTTTTTCTGTTGTAATCAATAAATCTGCAAGCAATAAGTCTTCTTTCTCTCCATCTCCTCTTCTTACATTTTGCACTGTGCCATGAGCATATTCATTCCAGTTCTCAGGAGTGACAAAATCACTAGGATGATTTATTGTGACCGGCTTTCCATTAAAGCTCATTATTGCATTAGGAGAAAAGACTTCATCTTCATCTCTATGAATAATTACCATTTTCCCATTTGATTCAATAGGAACTTCATCTTTGGAATATTCATAGTCTCCAATTCTTGCAATAGGAACAGACGAACAGAGGAGAAATCCTTCTGGTGTCTTGCTTATATGCTCACTAATTTGTTCAGTGGTGTAAAACATTTCCTTATGCTCCTAATGCAAAACAGAATGAAACAACTTCATCATTATTCGCGGTATCAACAATATTGCTTTCGGTTGGATCTAAATCAAAAGTTGATTGGAAATAAAACGGATTATTTTTCATATATTCTATCCAGCTTTCTTTATGACTTCTTGGATCTCTACCTAAAATAGTTCTAAATCTATAATCGGGTTTTTCTTTCTTTAAATATCTTTTATCTCTTAAAACTATTTTTTCTCCTGTTGCTTCTTCGTACTTCTCTTTAACGCTGCGAACCCTTCTATGGTGACAATGACAAATATAACCAACAGTTGCTTCTGCTGTTCCCTTTTTTAATTCTTCTATAATTTGTTCATCACTACAAATTGGTTGTCTTGGCATAACAAATTAATAACCCACACTTCTTATAATTCTTAAAGCTTCTGATTTTAATTTTTCCAAAC